AGGGCCATTCTCTCGAGAGTCCGCATGAGATTTGAGCCGTGGCCATCAAATTTGGAATAATCAGTAGGTGTGGCAAACACGGCATCCTTGAGGACCTCAGCGACGCGTATGGCTATATTTTGAGGAGTTTTGCCAAACGCATACCATTCATGTTGCTTGAAAATCCGCTCAAAAGCGTACATGTATCGAGAATAAGCAACTTTGTCGACAGAATTTATGGTAGAAATAGGTCGTGGTGGTTTGATATTACCATAAGATTCACTCTTGATGAACATGTCAATCAAACGGCGCGGCAGAGAGCCAGCAGATGACAGAATTTTGCGTCGTTGACTGGGCCGGGGTTGCCGGTCCATAACCTCGTCAAGATCAGTAGGCTGTAGCTCATGTGGCTTGGGGATGAGGAGGTTGACAAATTCTTGCATTCGTGCGAACAGAAATGGTGTCATAATTAATTCATTTGGGTCGGGTCGCACTTTAGAGATGCGTTCTTGGATGCACATCTCTTCGTTCTGGAGAGTGCGTGCAGGACAGAATGATCCATGTAAGAAGGGAGGCATAAAGGGCAACAAAGGCACCTTAGCTGATGGGTCATAGTGTTCAGGCTTATATTGATAAGCACGCACTGCTTCCGCAATAGGACAAGCCACAGAGGGCTTGAAACTTTCTTTTGAAGCATGATAATCTAAAAGAGGGATAGAATTAGTCTTGTCGCCAGGTACGATACCTTGCACTTGGGGAAGTGTTAACGGATATTTAGAAGTGTTGCAAATCCCTAAGATTGCTTCATCAGAGACAACTGGCACCGTGGATGATAGGTATTCCCCGGATCGTCCGGTAGAGACCATAACACCCTCCGGTGATTTAACCAGAAGTCTTGAGAAGCCCTTAGGGGTGGCAACATTGTATCGTGTTAAGCTGGCGCCAGAAATAAATAGATTGTAAATCATGGCGGAATAGTTTACCCAACCACCAGTAGGAGTAAGCATGACAATGGTGGTCGGGTCCAGAACAACGGCGGTCAACTAAGTAAGAGACAGCCGTGCAAACGTTGATCCGATTGAAGTAAGTCACAACTTTAAGGTGATCGTTAGAATAATTCCAAACATGATGCTGGTAAACGGCACCTCCGGTGACAGTAAACTCGACTCGATTATCACGATCAAACGTGAAGCTGTATTCGGGAGCAACTCGAGATACAGCCCCAGGTTGGAAAGTGGAAATAATGGTCGGAGCTATATACCGCGTAAGCAGTCGCGGCATGTTGACATAATGATCAACGTCGACGAGAGCCAACAAACATTGGTTTGGTGGGTCGATGATGGTAGGTGGAATATTAATGTCGCGGGTCCAATAATATTCACGAGAACCGAGACGTCCGGCTTTGACGTCACGGAGTGATCGCTGATAATAATAAGATTGTAAGCCGAGATCAGCGGCAAGTCTTTCAATGAAGAATGTAACAGCAGAACGGCCTGCTGCAGCAGCACCATGCGTGTGATTAGGATATGGTGCAGGAGTTGTAAGAGGTAAATTAGTGAAAGTAGTTCTTACGATAGTAGCTTGTCGCGATGCTTCGTAACGGGTGTTAAGAAGATATTGCGAGAGCATGTATCTTGGGTTGAGTATTGGGTAGAAGCAGTTGTATAGTGTACTGCATACTGTTTGTACCACGCCATCCACAAAGGGGGGCGGGCAGTCTTGAGCGTCAATCGAAGGGAAGAATCCTTCCATGGAGCGATGTTTTAATCAGGTAAC